TAGGCATTTATAGTATTGTTCATCTCCTTTGCTTACGTCTATTTTTATTCCATTTACGTATCTTGTGTTTTTATCGAGTAGGTTTATCCATAGTCTTTCTTTTTCTTCTTCTGTATATATTTTGTTTCTGTAATATATTGGTAGTGGTAATTTTATGCCGTTTCTTGTCTTATATAGTTCATCTGTTTTTTTATCGTTGTATTTGTTTAATTTACTGTCGTATCTGTTTATATAATTTCTTCCTATTCCTGGGCTGCTTAGTATTACTGGTGTGTAGTATTTATGTTTTTGATCTGTTTTGTTGACGTATTTTATTATATAGTTTATTGTTTTTTCATTTACATAGTCACCTATCCATACGTTTCCATATCCCCATATCTGTTCTATTGTTTTTTTGGATTCCTTTGTAAATATTAGTCCATGTATATGTATTCTTTCTGTGTTTGTTTGTCCTAGTTCTGTAATTAGCCAGTGTTTTGCGCTTTTTTTGTACTTCTTTCTCCATCTCTCCAAAAAGCGTCTTATTGCTAGTTTGCATGTTTGGTTGTCTAGGTTATAATCTGTGTATGTACTATCAATTTGTTTTTCTAGTTCTGTTATTGCTTCATCTGTGAAGCTCATTGTTACAAATTTCGCTGTTTTGTCTGTTCTTATTTCTTCGTGTAGTCTGATTTGCCATTGTCTGCTTCGTTGTTTTCTGCATTCCATACATTTGCCACATCCCACGGGCACATATTTTACCCGTGGGTCTTTTATCTGTGGCACGTTACCGGCGTTCTTCATTGTCGGTGTATATTTCCGGTTTATTATAAATTTTGGATATAAGCACACTATTTTGATACATTTACTTGGCTTGTACTTATTGTTGCGCTTCCTCTAATTATGTTTCCAATTATTCCAGTCCATTGTCCTATCCTGTTTGCAACACTAGTGTTGTATTTTGTTTGTTTCGTGTATTGTTCTAGGTTTTTATTAGCTATGTCTTGTGCAATTTTCTGTATTTCGATTTTTTGAGCTTCTTGGCTTAATTGAGTCCATTTTTGTACCACTTCTGTACATTTTAATTGTATTTCTTTTACTAGGTTTTCTGTTTCGACTCCTACTTTTTCGATATTTGCTTCTCCTAGTCCTATTCTTATACCTTGTTCTATTGCTCTGCCTTGTACTTCTTTCACTATACTGTCATATGCCTCTGTTGTTATTTTGTTTTCAAGTCTTAATTTATTAGTTTGTTCAGCTATATTTGATAGTTCAGCATTTATTAGGTATTGTTTATTTGTGCGTTCAATGTCTGCGATATTTGCTTCTATTTTTGTTAGTTCTGTTTTTACTTCTGTGTTTTGTGTTTCTGCTATAATTTTTTTGATGTTACTTTCTGCTAGTTGTGTGTCTACTCCTCCTATTTTCTTCGCTTCTGTATTTGCTTTGTTTGCTTCTGCTTCCATTAGTTTTATTTGTGCGCTCATCATTAATGATTGTCCGAGTTCCATATACCTCGGTTCTCTTCTCATCTGACTGCTTCCCATGCTTGCGCTTCCACCTCCTTGGCTTCCTGTTGTTCCTGGAGTTCCTCCTTTTGCATATACTAGACCTGGGTTGAGTCCTGCATCTTTAAGCATTGCTACTTGTGCGGGATATCCGGTTTTATTCCATGTGTCTAGTTGTAGTGCTTGTCCTTGTCTGTTTAGTTCCTGTTGGTTTCTAAATTGTATATCCATCAAGTCTTTATTTCTTTCGTAATTTTTGTGTTCTGCTCTGTAACTGTCAATCATGCTAAATCCCCAGTTAGCCATATTGCTTCCGCTGTCTATCATGCTCATTCCTATACTTGGATCCATGTTATTTAGTTTTTAGTTGGTTTAGTTCTTTTTTAATTATGTCTATTATTATTAGGAAATTAAGTACTTTAAGTATTAAAGCTGTTTTTGACCAATTTCTGTAGGTGTTATCCTGTTTTTGGCGCCAATCTACAGTATTTTTCAATCGGGTTATTAGTTCTTCTAAATAATCTTTATGTGTCATTTTTCGCGTCTTTTTTGTAAAAAGCGTGTGCCCTTATCTTGGTATATAAGAACACACGCGTACCAATTCTATTTGGATTCTACTTTGCCGGGTGTTGACTCGGCTCCGCCGTCATTATTTTTTCCGTCTTTCATTTCAATTATTTTGGCATCTTCTTTGCCTCCTTTATTTTCTCTTTTTGCAAGTTTTGACTTGTGCACTTTATCCATTGCTTCAGTTGCTATTTCCCATCTGTCTGTTCTTATATTGTGTGCAGGGTCTACTCCTTTACTTTTTTCCGTATATAACATTGGACTTCCGTCTTTAATTGGCTCTTTGTTTTCTATCAATCTCCTTACTTTTAATTCAATTGATTCACCCTCTGTTGGTTTTTGTCCTTTAATAAGGGTTTTGTGCATTCTTGGTATATTGTACATATTTTTAATATTAGAGGTTTGGTATAACTTTTGCACTCATTTTGCGTCTTGCTTCTATGCTTGCGCTTATCTGTACCCAGAAATTCATGCTTTCTAGTGATGTATCTGCGAATATGTTATTAAATTTCGTAGGGTCTATGTATGTAGTTCCGTCCAGTATAGTGCCGTCTGTATCTTTTGCATATCTTCTGTTTAGTGTCATAAACATACTGTTATTTTCTTGTGCGAATGCTCCGTAAACTTTATTTACTGACGTCATATAGTTAATCCATGCTGGTTGTTTTCCTAGGCTGTGCTGTGTTATTGCTCCTGTTGCGCTTGCTACTTCTGTGTCTGTCCATAGCATTTGCTCAACTATTAAGTCCTGGAATCCGATAGCATCTAATGCAGGTTTGTGAAAGTCATCATAAGATTTTAGATTTACATCAAATTCGTTGCCTTGGCTGAATTCTATCCTCGGAGTTAAAGAGACGATACCCATTATATATGATGGTTCGTTTACTGTTATATTTATTAATCCTCCTTTGTGTTTCTGTGTTAGTCTTCCCCTTCCTGCCAGTTGTCCGAGTGGTTGGTTATTGCCGTCTGCTCCTGTTGCGCTTGCGTTGCTTATTACTTCCTGAAAAGCAAGTTCTTTTATTAAGCTTCCGTGGTATATTGGATTTTCCACACTCCTTACTCTTTCATGGGTGTATACCGCCTGCAGCCAGTCGTCGTAAGTTCCGCCACTTACTGCTATTCTGTTTAACATTATGTATACTTTTTGAGCTATATTTAGTGCGTCTATTGTGAATTCTCCTCCGCTTGTGTCTATTGCTGTTAGGTCACTAATACCGCCTACTCCGTCTATCCAGTCTGTATTTATCCAGTTGTTGAATAAGTCGCTTTGGTAAGTTTTTACTGCTAGTCCGTTTTGGCTGAAATATGAACCATATTTTAATACTTCGTCTGCTCCATATACTTGCATCATTGCGCTGTAAGGCATATCTGATGCGTTATCAATAATAAATGCGCTTCCTGTTGCTGCTTGCAATATTGCTTCCCTCATGTCGTCTATATTTGATAGAGGGAAATCGACTAGTTCGAATACATATTGAACATAATTCCTGCTTATGTCGCTATCTGTTTTATCTATGTATACCTGTTTTCCTGTCTCTGATGCTTTTATTGTTCCTGATAATACTTTGTTAGGTTGATTCCATTGTATGTTATCTAATAAGTCTCCAGTTGTTTTTGCTGCTGCTGCTATATGACATGCAACGGCACTGAGATTTTTAGGTTGTGTTGCGTTTGTTGGATAGAATATTTGGACCTCGTCACCTGTTGTTACTACTGTTGTGCCTACATCGAATATATTGTACTCGTTATATCCTGTTATTAATTTTGCTCCTACTGGTGTCATTGCTGCTGCTACTGCTGCGCTGTCTGATGCTATTACGAATGCATTATCTTCCTGTTTATTACTGTAATAGTTTTTGAATATATCCCAGTAAGCTAGTAATGGAATAGCGTTAAAATATCTTATCGCTGGGTTTGTTACTCCTGTTATTCTTCCTAGTCCTGATATACCTAGATATTTAAGTATGCAGCTAGGATTTATATGTTCGTTATCATCGAATGTCTGATCGTATGCAGCATGATTGTTTGCTAGTAGTTTTATTTGAGGAAGGAATATTTTGCTCATATCCATTCCTATACCTAGTTTATTCATGTGTAGAGCTGCGTTGTATAGTCTCATAGGCACTTCGAATATGTCTAGTTGTACTTTGTAGCTTCCGAATAATGGCCCTATTGTTGGAAGTGTCATTACTTCGGTGTTTAGTTCTATTTTGAAGTTGTCACCTGGTAGTGCCAATTTGCACATAAATGGCACTAGTGTGCCTGCGCTCATTGTGCTTCTCCATAGGTAGCTTAGATCGTGTGTTGATCTTTCATAGTTTCTGTATGATATTTCTTGTTTATTGCCTGATCCCAGGCGGTCTCCTCCTAATGTTGTTTCCATAGTTAATTATCTTTAGTTATTTTTATTTCTTTATCCATTGTTTTAAGTGTGTCTATTATTAACATGACGATTTGTATTAGTCGGTTCCATGTTATTTTTTTTAGTTCTGATCTACATTCTTCTTCTGTTTTGTAATCTTCTGTTATTTTATATTTTCCCATTACTCCGAATGATACATTTTTTTCGGTGTCTGTTATAATGGTGAATGGCGTTTCGTCTACTTGTGTTCTTTTTACAAGTTCTTTTGATTTTGGGTTGTTTTTTACTATTTTCATGACTTTCATTTTTTAGTTCTGTTAAGTAGTTCACTTAGGAAATTTAATACTTTCAGCACTAGTGCTGTTCCTGACCAGTTGTTTACAGTTGGAATTACTCTTGCAATTACTTCCCATACTCCTACGAGTATAGCTAATATTAATGCAAGGTTTTCTACTAAGGTGTTTCCGATTGGTTGTGTTTCCATTTTTTTGATTGTTTTTAGTTAGTAATTATTTGATTGTTTGTTTAATGTTTGATGATACTTCGTCGCATTTATTTATGAGTTGTTCTAGATACATTGTCCAGAATACTTCTTCGAATGTTCCTTTTGGAACATCTTCATTAATATGTTTAAGCTTTATCTTAAAACTGTTTATATTATTTATTGCAGTTTGTTTAGCTTGCTTCTGGCTGTTGTAATATTGTCTCATAGCTTTAATATTTGGTTTATCAAATGTATATAAATATTTTTGATATTTGCAAGTATTATGTTATTTATTTGATGTTTTGCGTAGCTTTTATCCCTAATTAACGAAGTTCCTCGCGGGTGCTTCTTCCCGCATGTAAGCCCTTAATTCTTCTGAGCGGGCGCGGAAACATGCGGGTTTTATTTTACTTCTTTCAAATCTTTTATATAGTAGTAATATTGTCCGTTATTGTTTATAGCTTCTATTAGCTTTTTGCCGTTTGTATCTCCTGTTTTTAGTTCTGCTTGTATCATGGCTTCATAGTCATGAGTACCGATTACGATCACTATTTTAAATTGTTTCATCTTGTTGGTTTTTAAGTTTATTTATACGTTGTAATCTCTTTAAGTTTCTTAGTTGTTGTTCATATTTTTTTATGTTGTGGTTTATTTCGTCGTCTCCATATCCGAGTTCTTTATTTTTTAGTTGTTGTT